AAATCGCCGGTCGAACCCCGACCGCGTGCGCTCCACCAGTTCCTCCACGGCGCCGAGCGTCTGCGCCGCGTGCGTGTCGTAGTCCAGCCCCTCGCCCTTCAGGCTGAGCGTGCGCGTGCGCCCGCGACCGGCGGCGCCCACGAGCACGGGGCTGGCTTCAAAGACTTCGGCCTTCGTGATACAGCGCGCGTCGACGCCGCCCTTCGACACGGGCTCAGCATCGAGGATGCGGAAGCCCCAGCTGTACTCCTGGAGGTCGCCCATGCCCTTGATCGTGTTGAAGGCGTTCACCCCATCGGCCGTGTCGAGGAAGAGCTGGCCGTCAAACACGGCGCGGTTCGCTTCCACCCTGATGGCGCCCTTGCCGATCGGGCGTGACCAGTCGTGGGCCCAGACGAGCGGCACGGCCTGGCCGTCCGTGAAGGCGGACGCGGCCACCACGTCGCCGTCCATGTCGACCACATCGAAGGTGCTGATGACGGCGCGCAGGCTGCCGGTGGGGCCGTCGGCCTTGAACTCGCCGGTGGTGGTGATGTGCTTCACGTCATGCATCAGTCAATCCTCCCGCCGACCAGGGCAGGCGCCTTATGCCCATTCGTGTCCTGGAGACGGCGTGCCGCGGCCTCTACGTCCTCGTCCTCGTCCTGTTCGGCCTCATCAGGCGCCTCACCAGGCGGGAGCGCCAGTGGCGCGGGCAGTGGTTCGGGCGGCGCATCGAGCTCGTCAGCTGGCGTCACCGTGTTGCGGGTGGGCACGTAGAAGACGTTGCCGTGGCCACCCTCGACCGGCGGCTTGCCCAGCATCGCCCGCGCCTCGTCGAGCGTGATGGCGCCGCCGCGGAGCTGGGTATCGACGCGGATCGCCAGCTCGTTCTCATCGGTCTGGAGCACACGCACGGCGGCCAGGTCGAAGCCGATGCTGAGGCGCATCGGGTCGCCGAACTCGGGCAGCAGTTGCGAGCGCAGTTGCGCCGCCAGCAGGCGCTGGGTGGGGATGACATTGGACTCGTAGGCCGCCTCACGCGCTTCTTTGTAGTTGTTGTACGTGGACCGATCGAGGCCGGCGCCCAGGCCGACGACGACGGCCGCCACACCGAAGATGGCGCTGATGCGCTCCTCCGGGATGCGGCGCAGGCTGGTGAGTTGCAGCTGCTCGGGGTTGAAGGACAGCACCTCGACCTTCGTCGGGCCGCTCATGAACAGCGGCTCGCCCTGGTTGTCGCCGCCGAAGGCGCTCATGAAGGCCTGCTTGCTGGCGCGCAGGTCCTCCGTGGTGGCGCCACCCTCGATCGCCGGGCTGACGATGACGCCGGGCACGCCCAGGTTGCGCAGCAGCGAGGCGGAGTAGTTGGCCGCCTCGTCGTCGGTGAAGACTTCCCGCAGCAGGGCGGCTACGGGGCTGCTGCCGGTGAGGCCGCCGTCAAGGGGGTTCAGCCCGTAGCGGAAGTGCACGATCTCACTGGGGGCGTAGCGGACATTGACGGTGCCGCTGGGGACGTACTCGTAATAGCTGACGAACTGGCTGCCGTCATCCGGTCGCTTGGGCGTGACGGTCGCGGCGGGCAGCCACCACAGCTCCACGACGCGGCCGGCGCCACTGCGGATCTTGAGCCAGTAGGCATTGCCGGTCAGCATCCAGTCGGCCAGCGTCGCCCACCACAGCAGCTCGCCGGGATAGTGGGGGTTGGGCGTGTCGATCAGCTGGGTGAACGCATGGTCGGGCAGCGGTTCCCGCTCGCCGCTGCGGCGCCGGATCTGCACCAGCATCGGCGCCTCGGGGAAGGTGCGGCAGACCCACAGGATGACGGCCATGAGCGCGGCGTTGCCGCGGCCATCGCCGACGGCGCTCGCGTAGCTGTAGGACGTGCGGCCGAGCCGGAGCGAGCGCCACTGCGGCTGGTTGCCCACGAACGTCAGCGTGCGGGCTTTCAGCGAGCGCCAGGCGCGGCTGGTGGCCGCGACGACGCGGTCTAGATAGCTCGCCACGGACCCGCGCCGGTGACCAGCAGATCGGTGAGCGCCCACACGAGCGCGTCGACGCGGTCCGGGCTGCCATCGTAGTTGTCGGGCACGAAGGCCGTCATCTGGTCCTCGAGGGCCGGCAGTGTGCCGACATGATGCACCATTCCTTGCTCGTAGAGCGCGGCGATCGGTTCGGCCCGCACCCGCTTGCCGCGGGTGGCCGTGACGGCCCGGTAGGCGACATGGCGGTCGACCGTGTGGATGGTCTGTTTCACAAGCTCCCCGCCGTTGTTCGTCTCCGCGATGAGGCGGTCCGCCTGCCACTCGTGGTAGGCGTTGACGGCGCGCCGGGCCCAGCCATCGGGCGACAGGCGGCACGTCAGGTCGGCAAGGACGTAGCCGTGCCCGTCCACCCCCTTGCCGGCCACGACGATGCCCGTCTCATCGGCCTGCTCACCACTGGTGACGGCCGGGTCGATGGCGACCACGATGCGCGCCATGTCAGGCGCCACCGTGACGCGGTGCCCGTCCAGATCGGCGCGCGTCCACATGGCGCCAGGGATATCGGTCAGGAACTCGCCGGCCAGCTCCTGGCGCGCGAAACGGTTGGTGTACTGCCGTTCCAGCCCCGTTACGAACTCAGGGTCGAGGAACGGATTGGCGTGCGTGCTGGCGCGGTAGAGCGCCACGTCGGCGGCGTCAGCCGCGGCAAAGACGGGATACGTCCAGTTCTGCGCGCCCTTGGGTGTGAACGTCACCCAGCAGCGGCCGACGCGGCCATCCTGGCGCAGGCGCCCGATGACGATGGGCCACGTCTGGCTGGGGCACAGGCTGCCCTCGTCAATCCAGGCCCAGGCGGCGTTTGGGCCACGCAGGCGCTCGGGGTCATCGGCGGAACGGAACAGCACATCGGTGCCGCCACGCAGCGTCATCCGCATCTCATGACGGACCACCTCGACAATGACCGGCGCCCACACTTCCAGAGCGGTGCGCCAGGTGGCGTCACGCAGCATGGGGTAGGTGGGGGCGAGGACGAGGCCCAGCGACGGCCGGCCGATCTCCTGGACGAGTGCCTTGGCGGCGCCGGCGTAGGACTTGCCCGAGCCGATGCCGCCCACGAAGGCGGCGTAGCGGTGGGTGTCCAGCACGAAGGCCGACTGAGTGCGGGACAGCGTGAGCTGTGCGGCGTCAGGACTGGCGGTCGTCAACGACGGTCACTGTGAGCGCGAACGGGCCGCCATCGGCGCCGCTGTGCCGAAGTTCCTGGCTCTCGACGTAGCCGCGGTGCTTCCCCTTGGTGCTGAGCAGGTACTTGATGGCGCCCAGTTCACCATTCGTCACTGACTGGTAGAGCTTCAGTTCAGCGGTGTCGAGCATCTGTCCGGTCTGGTCCTCGACGATTGCCTGGAGCCGGGTGCTGGCGGCGATGCGTTTCTGCATGGTGTTATGCGAGCAACCGAGGCGCCTGGCGGCCAGGTAGGGCATCCCTTTGGTCTCGATGAGCACCTCAGCCATGCGGTCCTCGGTGTACCGTGGCATCGATCACCTGTCACTTGAGTCAGTCTGGCGCGGCGTCAGGCCCATACCGGCGAGGCGTTCGAGCGCAACAGCGATATAGCCTGGCTCATACTCCAACCCGTAACAGCGGCGACCAACCTGCTCAGCCGCTACCGCTGACATGGCGCTGCCGAGGAACGGGTCAAGGACGATATCGCCTGACTGCCCGAATTGCTCAAAGCACCAGGCAGCAAGAGCCACCGGCTTCTGCGTTGGATGAACGCGCCGCTCGCCTCGCTCACTCTCTTTCAGCATCCCGTTCCACTGGTGACGGAAGATGCGAGCAGCGGTCGGTCGATTAGTCCATGCCAGTTCACAGTCAGCGAAGTTGCCGGTGTTCTCCTTGTCCCACACAAGCCAGCAGGAGGACGGTGGTAGCGCGTTGGCGTAATAGTTGCCGCCCCACCAGACCTGCGTGGTCTGAGGAAAAAGAGAGGCGAGCAGGCTATAGCTAGTCACTGCGGTGTCAGTGGTGTCATCACCCTTGACAGGCAGATACTTGCCGACAGCCACCACGTTCGAGGCTCCGATGGAGCCTCGAACCGGAGCAGTACCGAAGGGCTTGGGTCCACCAATGGACCCAAGCCGCTTGCGCCCGCCGAATGGAATATCGTATGCCTCCCCGCCGCCAACCGGTTCGTTGGCGGCGACGATAGAGATACCATAGGGCGGGTCAGCAAAGATCATTGCGGGTTGCTCGCCCGCCATCAGCCGCGCCACGTCCTCAGCGTTCGTGCTATCGCCGCACAACAGCCGATGCCGCCCGATCTCCCACAGTTGCCCGCGCTCCGTCTGCCACTGCTCGCGCAGTTCGTCGGCGCGGTCGATCTGGGCGCCAGGGTCATCGGCCACAGCGGTC